TCAAGAGATGATAGATGGGATGGTGACTTGATCGCACTGAGCGACAGTGAGAAAGATGCTTGCTGTTATACGTGGCTTAAAATGCATTCGACTTGGCTAGATGATATATTCCCGCATACATGTTCGGATAACTTTGATGCGGTGCTAGATTTAACTTATCGGATCGGGCAATATCAAGCGTTACCCTCTGGGTCGCTGGCTTACTATTTTAAGTCGAAAGAAACAGAATACCGCCATGAGTGCGATGATGACGGATTCTGGTCTGAGGCATTAGACGACTTCAAAGCTATATTAGACAATGATGACTTTGAAGAACTAATAAGGGGTAGAATATATCTCTATTTGGAAGATACTCTGAGGGAAAAGGTTTGGGATGAATTCTGCCAATACCAAAGTATAGAGAGGGCATTTTCATGGGAACACTGAATGCAGTTAATGAGTGGAAGCGTTTAAGAGAGTTATATCCAGCAATAGAAAAAAGCGAGGCAAATGATGAACCAGATAGAAAAAGCAATGAAAGAAGCCCACAGATTCGCAGACAAGGCGATAAAAGACGCCAACAAAAGCGACAGAATGGGTAAGATCAAAGAATGGCTAATGACTGATATAGTCGTAAAGCGTATGTATTTAGCGGTGATATACTTTAGTTTATTTGGGTTTATCGCTTTGGAGATATTGATTTACTAGCGGTCAGGGGTTCATAACCCTTCCTGCCAGAGTGATGCACTGGTGACCACTACGCATCAGGCCAAGGTTTCCCTTAACCTTTTGACCCAGACTAGCCCACTGGGGAGCCGAAACGGGCTATTAATATACATTAGAATATATACCAGAAAAGGTATTAATCTTATTAAAAACAAGCATTTCTCAGCATAACCAAAAGTCTTTATAATCTCGCCTCATTCACGCAACCAGAGGCAACAGTGCTTTACATTATCCTATTTACCCTTATCTCCCTTACCGCAGTAGCCGCAGACGATCTAAGATAATTTACATAATCGTTTAAAACCGTATACAATGCCCCTATCCATCTACGTTAGGGGTATGTTATGGAATCAATCAAAGTATCAAATCGGATAGATGAATGCCTATTTTTTGAGCTAGAAGATCATCTGGCTCAGTTCGACGCAATCATGGACTCACTTATAGAAACAGACGTACAACGCCACACAATACGCGAGGCTTTAGCGGATTGGTCGCAGTCTGTAGATGAGGCTGTGGAAGATATTATCGAGCAACAAAAGCCAGAAGAGCCTACACTTAAAGCAGATGAACTATTTGGGACAGAAGTATGACCGCTGGCAGACCAAAGTGGATACCTGATGAGCTAGCCTGTCGTAAGGCGCGAGAAATGGCCTCTAGGGGGCTTACAGTTAAGCAGATAGCCGATTGCTTGGGTGTGTCCGATGCAACCATATATGAGCGACAGAAAGAATATCCAGAGTTTCTTGAGGCTATAAAAAGGGGTCGCAGTGAAGGCATCAATCAGGTAACGAATAAACTATTCGAGAAGGCGGTTGATGGTGACAATACCTGCATGATCTTTTATCTCAAGACTAGGGATAGGGAATCATGGGGCGATCAATATGTTGAACCAGTAAAAGAGATTCCACCAATACAAATCCTTGTGGATAAAGATGCAATTAACAAAGCCGCAGAGTGAAATCTTTTTAAGTGAGGCTAGGTTTGTTTCTGTTGTTGCAGGGCGTAGATTCGGCAAGACGTTTCTAGCCACTGGCGCATTATTGAGGGCGGCCATATCTGGAAACAATCGTAACGTCTGGTATGTTGCCCCTACCTACGGGGCGGCAAAAGAGATTTGCTGGAATATGCTGATTGATACTATCCCAGAACAGTACATCCAAAAGACCAACGAAACAGCCCTAACGATCAAGCTAATCAATGGATCGGTGATTGCCCTAAAGGGAGCAGAGAAGCCAAACAACTTACGTGGTCGTGCATTAGATTATGTCGTGCTAGATGAATTCGCTGATATGCGGCCAGAAGCATGGTATGAAGTATTGAGAGCATCCCTATCTGATCGGCAAGGGGGTGCAATGTTTATCGGTACGCCTAAAGGCCGTAATCACTTTTACGATCTCTGGGCGAAAGGGATTGATAAGGCGGCAGATTGGGAGTCATTCCAATACACCACCATCGAGGGCGGCAACGTACCTGAAGAAGAGATAGAGCAAGCCAAGCAGGATTTAGATGAGCGAACATTCAATCAGGAATACTGCGCGGAGTTTGTAACTTATTCTGGATTGATTTATTACTCGTTCAGTCGTGAAGAGTCTGTATTGGCGTTAGACGATGATAATGGTACACTGCATATTGGTATGGATTTTAACCTTGATCCCATGTCTGCCGTTATCTGTATTCGTAAAGGCGGGACGCTGTATGCCGTTGACGAGATAGTCATGTATGGATCAAATACCGATGAGATGGTTGCGGAGATTGATGAGCGTTATCCGACTCGCAATATAATTGTTTATCCAGACCCAGCATCAAGACAGCGGAAAACATCTGCTGGTGGTCGCACAGATTTGTCGATCTTACAAAACGCAGGATACAGCGTTAAGGCGAAAAAGAATCACGCATTAGTCAGGGATCGGATCAATGCTGTTAATAGTCGTTTACTGTCGAGCGATGGTGAGCGGCATTTGTATATCAGCCCGAAATGCAAGCAGACGATTAAGTCATTAGAAAGGCAGACGTACAAGGAAGGCACAAGCCAGCCAAATAAAGACGGGTTTGATCATATGAATGATGCCCTTGGTTACTTGGTTGAATACTTGTTCCCCGTTCGCACTGAATACGACACACCACAACCTACTAGGTGGACTTGATGAAAACGATTGAAACAACACACCCAGAATACGACAACAATCAGTCTCGCTGGGAGTTTTATTTGCGCTCTTATATGGGCGGTGAAGATTACATAGATGGAGCGTACCTGACACGCTACATTTCAGAAGATAAAGATGAGTACAACCGACGACTCGATCTAACCCCCTTAGATAATCATTGTAAAAACATTGTTCACATTTACTCCAGTTTCCTATGGCGAGTACCCCCGACTAGGGCGTATAACTCAGCCGCTGGGAATGTAGCACTTGAGCCATTTCTCAAGGATGCTGATTTAGATGGGCGTAGTTTCAATGCGTTTATGCGAGAGGCGCAAATCTGGTCTAGCGTTTACGGCCATGTTTGGTTGATGATGGATAAGCCTAAGTCAACAGCAGGAACAAAGGCAGAAGAGTTAGAACAAGAGATTCGCCCTTATGTGACGATGTTTACCCCTGAGAACGTATTTGATTGGAAGTACGAAAGAACGGCCAGTGGTAGATTTGAACTTGTCTACCTAAAGATTAGGGAAGCAATCGACAGGGTGACTGATACGCAAACAGATACTTGGTATAGGGTCTGGACTAAAGACAGCGTACAGCTGTGGCATTCGGTCAATGATAACGAGCGCATGGTTGAGCAAGAAGATAACGCGCTAGGCAAGATACCTGCTGTATTCCTTCCTGCCCAGAGATCAGTTGTTCGCGGTATCGGTATATCAGATATTGCAGACGCGGCCTATATGCAGAGAGCAATCTATCAGGAACTATCAGAGATTGAACAATTAATACGAATCAGTAATCACCCTACCTTAGTGAAGTCATACCAGACCGATGCTAGTGCAGGTGCGGGTGCAATTATCAATATGCCTGACGATATGGATGCAAGTTTAAAGCCCTATCAGATACAGCCTAGCGGTCAGAATCTTGATGCTGTTCGCAACTCGATAAAGGATAAGGTCGAGGCCATTAATCGCATGGCGCATATGGGTGCTGTTCGCGGTACTGAGGCAATGACTCAATCAGGCGTGGCGATGCAGACAGAGTTTCAGATGTTAAACGCGAAACTATCTGAGAAGGCCGACATCTTAGAACTGGCAGAAGAGCAGTTGTGGCAGTTGTTCTGCGAATGGCAAGACATAACCCCAGACGTTGAAATATTCTACCCTGATGCATTTGATCTGCGTGATTACGATAAAGAACTATTGTTCCTACAGCAGATGAGAGCAACTGGCGTTAAGTCAGTCACCCTGATGCAGGAGATAGATAAGAAGATCAGCGATCTAGTGTTAGATGATGAGGCACTGGCTAAGTCGCACGTTGAGATTGAAAGCGGGTCGCAAGTATTAGGTCAGTTTGCAGAGCAGGATGTTGCTGAGTAATGCCAGCGGATACAGCCTATTCGGAAGTGCTGGAGCAGTTAGCCGATAGCCATCAAGAAAGGCTACAGGCGGCTCTAGTGACGTTAGAGGAAAGGGTTGCTGATCTTATGGCAACTGCGCCTCTACAGGATGGTAATCTGTTCGATTTAGAATGGGCTATATCTGCGCGTAACGAGATCAGGTTGGCGATTGATGAAACGTACCTAGCGACTGTTGATGCGATGATAAGGGACTACAATGGCGTAGCGGCTGAAGCGGCTGTAATGCTAAAGACATACGGAGACTTTACCAAAGCAAGCCCTGCGGTCATTAGCCAACTACAACGGTTATCCTTCCAAGGATTCGAGGCTATTGCTAATGAGTACCTTGATGTCATAGCGACTGAGGTTTATCAGAACACCCTTACGGGCAGAGCGTTCGCAGATTCGGTAAAGACTATTCGCCATGCGGTAAATGGCGTATACATTCAATCTGATGATTTAGAAGCACAGCGGTTAGTTGATATAGCAAGAACAGGTACAGCGGCAGAGAGTGCGGCCGCAGTTGAGAAGCTCCATACCTTATATGCTAGAGATAGGGTTGGTAACAACCTTAGACGTTACTCTACCCAGATGGCGCAGGATAGCTTGATGCAGTTCGATGCTTCCATTAACACTGCTATTGGTAAAGAGTCAGGCGCGACTAAATGGAAGTATTACGGCACAACGGTTAGGGATACTAGGCCGTTTTGTAGGGAACACGTTAATAAGGTGTTTACTACAGAAGAGATCGAAGAGACATGGGCGGGTAGTTGGAAAGGCAAGGCCGCTGGCGATCCGTTTATTGTAAGGGGCGGCTATAACTGTCGCCATCATTTTAGACCAATACTAGAGGATTAATCATGCCACAAGGTAAAGGTACATACGGTTCAAAGGTCGGCAGACCCAAAAAGAAGAAAAAGAAGAAGATGGTTAAAAAATAACCATTTGTGATACACTACAATTTCACCAATACTCTTTAAGAGGTTCGTAACATGAGCGATGAAATCATGGAAACAGAAGCAGAGACTGAAACTGCGGCAGTAGAAAGTCAGGAAACTAAAACCTTTACTCAGGATGAACTTGACCGCATTGTTGCGGATCGTGTTGCAAGAGAGCA